GAGACATTAGATGTATACATTGGAAAGGTCAACTAGTTATTATCTAATATTTATGCATAAAAAAAGAGGAGGCCGAAGCCTCCTCTTGCAAGTCTCGAAAGAGTTTCCCTATGGGTTTCCCTATCAAGTACCGATCTTGCGTCGGTTTCTTACATAAGGTTTGTGACCTTAGAAAGTCTGTAGTACATATTACGACGAGCTGTAAATGTATCTGCATCAGGAGTACCGTTAGACTGCTGAACGAATGGGTTAGCAATCATTCCGTAACGAGTCTTGAAGCCGATCTTTGGTTGGAAGCTGTTAGGATCAACAGCACGAACCATTTGCAGAGGAACGTATGGGCAGTAGAACAAGCCAGCATCGTAAGGCGAAGTACCTTTGTAACCAACCATGTAGAACTGGTTAGCAGCACCGAGGTTGTTCGAATATGGATCGATGTACACTTTAAAACGACCGTTCAAAATACCAGCAAAAGTATTGCCTGTGTCATCAACGTTCAAGTTTGTTGACAGAGCAGGAGCGTAGTCGAGAACACCAGCCATCGCCAAAGCAGAAGCGACGTCAGCAGAAGCAACAATGAAGTTACCTTTGCCACGACGTGTGTCTTGACCAATGTGGTTAGCATCACGTTCCATGTTGAACAATAGACCTTTGAAACGCTCAACAGACCAACGACCGTTCGAGTCAACGTCAAGGTTAAACGTACCAGCAGTAGCAGTTGCAGGCGAACCAGCTTTAGCTACTTGATAAATTGTACGGATAACTTCACGGTTGATTTCAAACATAATTTCTTGCGAAAGAATGTTCGACAACTCTGACTCAGCGTCAAGACCATGAACTGCTTTCAAGTCTTGTGCCAATTCAATCGTGTATTCTGCTTTCAGAGCACGTGTCTTAGCTGTAACAGTGGTCTTGTCAATGTTGAAAGACATTTGACCAAATGCATTAGTCGATGCGTCACCCAATGCTTCAGCAAAAGATGTCGACATTGCGTTACCAGTTGTGTAAGTACCAGTTGGATCAGTACCTGCATGTGCTGGTGTTGGAGCATTCTGAGTAGCAGTGCTACTATAAGAAGCAGCAGAGAAATCTGTATCTGCTTCGTTGTACAGAGCTTCAGTTGCACCGCTCAATGGTGTTCTTGTGGTACCGTACAAAGATCTCATTGCAAAAATGAGGCCAGTAGGACCTGTCATTGGCTGAACGCCGCAGACATCATAAGCCATTAAGTTAGGCATTGCACGACGTACCAAACCGATCAAAATAGGATCGTATTTAGAAACGCCAACGGTGCCGTCACCGATGCTGTTAGCAGGAGCTGCTTCGTTCATAATTGAACGCTCTTCAGCTAGTGCTTTTTCTTGGTTTTCCAACAAAACAGCTGTAACAGCTCTCTTGTAGGAGTCTTTAATTTCAGGAAGTTCAGGGTGGTTAATTACAGCACCCCATTTTTCCTGTGCGTGTTCTGATAGGTACATTACCTTCTCCTTAGGATTAAATTTTTACTTATTGTTATCGGGACTTCACTGATCTCGAGATAGCTTGGACATAATTTGACATTCTGTCGCCACTATCAAACACAGGAGTAGTACCGGTTTCTTCTACGAGGGTCTTCTCTGGTGATCTTCCTGTAACCTTAGGGAAATAATTCTCCTTGATTACATTAATCTTCTCTTTAAAGAGTTCCTCAGAATCGAAATCAACACCTTCTACCAATTTCTTTAACTTCTCTGTTTCGGTAGAGGCTAAATTCTTGGTTACTTCTTCAAAAACAACTTGCTTTTTGAGTTCAATGTATTCATGTGAAAGAGCTACATTTTCATCAATAGTGTCGTTCAACCTAGCAGTCAATTCTTCAACCTTCTCGGCGAGATCTTCCACTACGTCATACTTGTCTTCTGGTACGTCAATATAGCTTTCAACGAACAGGTTCTTCAGACCATGAATGAAACCTTCAGTTATTTCAGCTCTTAAACCATTATCGATTGCGAGCTGGTTTTCATCCATCCATTGCTCAACAACGTAATTTAAATAACCATCAATCTTTTCTACCAAAGCTTCTTTGTATTCGAATAGCTGTTCAGCATTTTGCTCTTCAAGCTTTTCAACAACTGTTTCCATTTCCGAATTGACGCGAGCAATAACTGCTGCTTCGAAAATAGAACTAGCTTTAGATTTGAATTCTTCCGAAAGATCATCACCAAAGATAGAATTAATTTGCTTTTCTAAATCTTCTGTAAATGCAGCTTTCTTCGAGTCGCCTTGCATAGTAGGCATTTGATCACCACTAACTACAGGCTTAATGGTAGTTTCTTTACTAGCTTTAGCAGAAGCGTTTTTACCGTTTTGAGCAGCACCTAACTCTTCGTAGTCTGCATCTTTCGAATTACCTTGCTTTAACATAGAAGCATCACCACTAGTGGCAGCTGTTCCAGCTTTAGAATTATCTCTGCTGTTTGATACGGTAGGCTTACTATCCATCATGCTGATAGTATCAAAAGAAGCTTTTTGCGAGGATCCCTGCATAGGAGCTTCATCCTCGTTTAGTTGCGCATCGCTTCCACGACTTAACAACTCTTTAATTTTACGTTCGACTGACATCCTTATCTCCTAAGAGGTTTGATTTACTTTTTATTTATAAGATTAAGTTACTTGATAGATCTTAAATATGCATTGAATACTTGCAATTTAGCTTCTTCAAGAGAACCTTTCGGGGCATTTCTAATGAGTTTCTGTGCTTGTTCAACCTCAATCATCTTCCATACATTGTTTTCTAAAATCCATTCAGCGTTTTCCATAATACCAGTAACAAATGCATCTGGAGCAGAAGGATCTGCAACGATGTCTACTGTAGCAAGATGGAAATCGTCTTGCACCTCATTGATTCCGTTTCTTTCTTTTAAAGAACCGACGCCTCTCGAAGATACACCTAAACTTACACCTTCTCTAATAAAGCTCTCTGCAATTTTTCCCATTGGAGTGCCAAGAATCTTAGCTTTACCAATCACATTGCTTCCATCCATTCTCAATTCAGTGATAAGATGAGAGACTTGATTTAGATTAATTGTTGGATTAGGAGGATGTCCAAGTTCACCTAAAGATCTTTTTTCTCTAATTAGATCTTGGTATCTGGCAACTTCTTTCTCCATGATACCTCTTGGATACATTCTACCATTCTTATTTTGCTTATCAGCCTGCATAAAGATCCCCTCAATATAGAGGTTGGATCCTCCTGCTTCTTGTTTTTCTTCAAGATACTTAACGTCTTGATAGACTTCTGTAATTAGTTTCATGTGAAGTTACCTCTTATGTGACTTTCCATGGTCTGCAGATCCAAGTCGTTGAATCCAGCACCTTTGCTTATACCAAGAATAACTGTACCTGTGGAAGCTCCAAAATCTACTCTTACATTGGCATTAGATCCCAACAATGTAGATGGATTAAGAACAAAACCATAGTTTTGTGAAAAAGAAGCATCAGTCTGACCAGCAGTAAAACTATAAGTTATATTATTACCATTAGTAGGAATAAACGCTACAGTAGCAGCACCATCAACAGTACGTATCACATTACCTGATCCGTTAGTCGTTGCATTGATAAACGTAATAGTTGCAATTGCATTAGAATTTGTGAACGTTTGTTCTATGTAACCACCAACGTTTGCATGAAGCAAAGAGTTTAGGTTAGCATATACAGATCCAGGACCGTTGAATTGAACAACGGCCTGTCTCTTAGAATTTTTTAAAATAATCGCCTCAGCCATTATTTCATTCCTTTAAGTTTGGATAACATTTCGCCTGGACCCATAGAGACACCTTTGGCTTGATACTTAGATCTCTCGCGAGCATACGGGTCAGCATGCTTTCTCTTACCACCTTGATGATCTTTACCCAAACGACCAGTAATAACATCACCGTGAGTAACTTTGTCGTAAGGAGGAGCATTGTTAGCTAAGTTGCCATCGTTGGCTTCAGCTACTTCATCTTCTTCCATGACCTTTTTCTTTTTACCATAAAGACCAAGCTTCATTTTCATTTTCGAACTCATCTCATCGAGTTCTTCGTCTTCCATCATTTTCTTTTTTGGTTCAGCTGGTTTGTTTTCAGCTTTCTTTTTAGGAAGGTATCTTATATCGTCATTATATCTCGATTGCCTATCAACAGAGTAAGCAGGTGTTTTAGCTCTTCTTGAGGATGAGTATGTATTAGCTTCATCTAACTCTTCCTCTTCCATCATCTTCTTTTTCTTTTTGTGGTTCATGTGGTATTCAGCAACCATAATTTCTAACTTATGCGTTGGGATTTTTCTAATACCATCATCAAACTCAACCATGTACCAATCAATATTGCCTTCTTCGTTTGGTTCAGCATGCTGACCTTCTAAAACAAAGCCTTCTCCAAATAAATCAGAGTAGACGTGCTTAGCACAGTAATGCATATCTTCTGTATCTTGATCTTCGTCTTCTTTCATTGCTTGCTTAGTAGCAGTAGCATACATAACTGATTTGGCTTTCTCGCCATAACGACTTCTAAAGTCGCCAAAATTCTTTTTCATTGACTTAACAGTATCTTCACGTTTTTTCATTTGGTTATGAGACATTTCTTCCATAGCCTCAACTTCTTCTGACTTGGTTTCTAGATGTTTAACTTTATCCCAGTAATGAGAACTGCCTTTACCTTCACCTTTGCCGTAACCATGACTCCAAGCAAGACTTCTTGCAAGGTCTTCTACCGATTCACCATTTCTTTTTGCAACTTCTTTAAATCCAGCATGAAGGGCCTCGGGTGTTTTAGCAGCAAGTGCTTGTTTGTGCTTAATAACACTTGAAGGCATACCACCTTCTTGCAAATTAGTATACTTCTCAGCAGCGTCAGCAGCAATCTTTTTAAAATTATTCATCTTCGTCTTCCGTTTCCTGTTCTTCTGACTCTTCTTGATCTTGAGGAGAATAAATCGATTGAGCTATATCAGCTTTTCTCTGATTTAAGGCGTCAGTAATTTTGATAGAAATAGCATCCTCGAACGTCTGTTCTGCATCCAAGTTATTACCATCTAAGATATCGTCAACCAATTTGTTTAATATAACTTGTGACATAATAATTCCTATTTAATTTATTTATAATATATTTAT